CGTCCCCTGTGGCTGACCCGAGGCATATGTCTTGGAGGGAACACCGAAAGATGAAGACTCGTACTTCTCGACCCTCTTTATACTCCCATCGGGAAAGAACTCAACGCTCTTTACTAACGGGCAGGCGGCCGGGGTGTGTGGGCCGTGTCCGCAGTATTCGCATACGGCACTCATCTCAGACCTCGCTGTGGGCGTCAATGAACGACATGACTTTGGATGCGATCGTGTCGCCGTCGTATGCAGGGCTCGCCCTGAGCCACTTCACAAAGTCCCACCATCTGCTCATCTGCGCATTGTCATCAAACACGAGGCTGAACGAGAATACGGCTTGCTTGCCGCCACCAGAAGAACCAGCTGCCGCCGCACCCTGTGCCGCCGTCGCCCTCTGATCGCTGGCTGGAGGGGCGGTGTACTGCTTCGTTCCGTCGTCCCTAGTCTCGACACCCATCGGCATGACGGGATCCATGAGAACCGGCGGGATATATGCGCCGGCGGCACCGTTGCCGTTGATGGAACTATAGAGCTCCTCCAGGTCGGTACCAATGGACGCAACCTCGTACTCGTCCCAACCTACTGCCTCAAAGAGTTCGGAGAAATCTTCGTTGACTGTTGAAAGGATGTCGTGGAGAAGTGCCGGGTCTGTGCGCCCAAGGTCAGCAACCCTGTTGTCTACGAGCGCAAAAGCAGCCGCCCTTTGGTCATCGCCGTCCATTTGTACGGCAGCAATATGAGACCATCCGAGACGCTTGACCGCCTGTAGTTGGTGGTTGCCAGCTACGACGACATAAGTGCCGTCGGGCTGTGCTTTCACCACGATGGGCTTGACCTGCCCGAACTCTTTATAGGACGCCGCGATCGCGTCGACGTTACCGATGCGCGGGTTTCCGGGCAACGGTTCGAGAAGTTCAACAGGCAGGGCAAGATCTTGAAGTGCGGGGTTGATGTTGTGGTTCACGACATCACCTGCGCCCTGACATTTGCGTTCAGAGTTCTGAGCGCGTCGATTGACGACCTGATGCTAGCGAGTTTCTCGCGTTTTGCACGAACTAACGCATCGGCGATCTTCCAGTCCATATGCGGATCAGATATCTGATAGTCGGCCCAGGCCTCGCGTTCCTTGATTGAACCCTGAGCCGAAAGGTACGCCTTGGCCCACTCTGACTTGAACCGGGATTCTTTCTTGGCAGCGTCAATCGACAGAGTCTCAAAAGTCTCCGTCTCCGACTCAAGGTCGCCGATCAACCTAATGATCTCTTCCTCAATGTCTACTTGGCTGATTGGTGCGTTCCTATTGGTCTTCATTTGTACCTCAGTGCTATGCGGACGGAAATCCCGACCAGTCAATCTTGTCTAGTGCCGTCATATTGACCGCAGGCCAATCATATTCGCTTTCACCTAGATGCGCTAGTCCCATTTGACGCAATATCCACGCATCGCACATATCGTCAGCTCCCTTTCCACTCCATACAATCCCGGTTCTGGCCGAGATGGAAGAGACAACCTCGTTCTTGGACGCGTTCCCTTTGCCTGTGGCAAACTTTGCTCGACTTGTTGGAGGTACGTCAATGTATGAAACCCCCGCTTCATAAAGAGCAAGTCTCACTACGCCACCTAGTTCACCCAATGCGTGAGACTGACTATTCCGAGAAGAGAACGAATAACCCTCCACCACGACAATCGGGTCGTTCTGTGCAGCGACAACAAGCATGACCCCATCTCGGATGTCTGCTAGGCGTTCCATCCCTTTTGTCTTGGCTTGATAAGCAAACGAACCTTCCTTTGAGCAAACTCCCGTTGAGGTGAGGCTGAGGTCAAGTCCAATAATGCCAGGCATTGGCGGATACTACCAACCTTTGTCTAGTAGCTGGCATCAAATCTTCTTGTTATATTTCTTTCACCAACCCACGAAAGGACATCAAATATGTCGACAGCAGTACTCGCCCCCACAACCATCACGTTAAACATTGCTGGCGGACTAGCCACCACGAGCATCGTCACGATGGCAATGCCCTTCGCCGGCAAAATCACTGGTGCTTATGTCGCTGTGACCACGGCCCCAGTAGGCTCCGCTCTTACCGCAGACCTCAAGGTCGGCTCTGATGTAGCAGCGGCGTTCTCGATTGCCGCCGCTGGAACTTCGGATGAAGGAACACTTACTGCAGCCAACTGCGACTTCGCAAAAGGCAGTCTTGTCAGTCTTGATGTATCAGCTGTCGGTTCAAGTACCGCCGGCTCAAACATGACGGTTGCTTTCACGGTTGTTGAAGGCTGAATAAACTTCTGAAAGGATCACCCCACTCTTGACGAGTGGGGTGATTTTTTTATGTCAAAATCCCAACAATCCAACACAGGAGAAACAAATGTCCGGCATCATCGCACCGTCAATCGTGAACTACGACTGGACCGTCAAGGAAGGCGACACTTCTTACCTGAATGTGTCTTTCCCATTCCGAGTCAAGATTGAGAAAATCTGGTTTACTACACAACAGATTTACAGCGCAACTAGCGGTCTTTGGGGTACCACAGACAACGGCACTGTGGACATTGAGACAACCGATCGACGACTGTCCCTCGCAGTGATTAAAGCCAAGAACTCCAAGACACAGCACGGCATTTATGACAACCCGACAGATTGGATGTTCGGCTTTGAGGATCTTGCCTATGACGTTTCGCCAGACGAAGACCTCAAGCCAACAATGTGGCTTGGAAACCCAGATGACGCCGCCGGCAACATTGGGGCATGGTCCACGCAGCCGTATTTCGGCAACGGTGTACTTGACCTGCGGAGCACCGCGGCAACGCCTATTGACAAAGCCCGTGCAATCAACTACAGCTGGAACGAGGCTGAGTGGAACGCAAATACATACCTCGCAGATGTTGCGGTCATGAACACCGACGAGTTCCTTCAGTTGTTCGTTTATGCTCACAGTGGCGACTGGACTGGGTACGAAGATGACGCAAAGGTCACAATCTCGGTTGCCTATTCTGGTATGTCTGACGAAGAAGCAGTTTCTGCTTCAGCCAAGACATGGCTTGAATGGTGGAACGACTAATCTTGCCGCATGGCAATGAAGATGATCTGGTTCTGGAAAGGGCCACCACTTAATCAACGATGGTCACTTGTTCGTAACTATGAAAGCGACGAACATCCAAAGCCATCAACTGTTGAGTCCGATTCGTGTCCAACCAAGTCCGAATACTTTTCAGGCTCCTCCCTATGCGAGGACGGTCACCTTTCCGTTGATCTCAACGATGGTCAGTATGACGGTGCTCCAGCAACTTGGTACGCACTAGAGGAGAACAGCACCCCTGTTTCCATGGTTGCAATCCATGCGATAGTCAGCGATCTGTTCACTCCGGGGTGTGTTGTTGATCTGAAAGATGCGGTAGAGGCTGGCCTCAAGCCATCAGACAGGGCAGGGTTCATAAAGTGGTTTAGAGAAGATTCACGGATTCAACAGGTGTTTGTATCGCCGAACTGGCGTCGACAAAGAATCAGCACGGTTCTCTTTGGTGTTGCGGACATTATTATTATCTCAGGGGGTTACGGCCCGTACCTGAACGGCGGGGACGTCACCACACCTGACGGTGAAGAACTGCGTAAAGCGTGGAGCAACTCCCCAAGGGTCACCCCTCGTATCGGGTCAGTGCTTCCCTATGAGTCGTAGGCGTGCTTCGCTAGACCTAGATCAAAGGCGAGTTGTGGCTCGTTGCCGATCCTGCGATGGCACTCCCGGCAGACGCACATAAGGTTTGACTCGTCAAGTATTGACCCGCCCTGCGACCGCCTCACGAGTTCGTGGACATCAACGGACGGTCTGCGTATATAGACCATGAGGTCGTCGTACGCAGCGAACTTAGGGCATGCCTCGCACCACCGTCGTTCCGACAGCAACCTGGCCACGAGCGGGCGGCGGAGTTTGTACTCCTCCTCCTTCTTCTTGGACCTATTCCTCAATCGTCAAGTTCTTCCGAAAGTTTCTTAGTGTCAATCTCGGCAAACTTCCATACGCCGGCTAACGACAACCAAAGTGCCTCGTCAATCTGCGTTGGGTCAATGCCAAAACCTTCAGTCATCTCTCGATGTTTCTCAATGGCCCTGCGCAATAGTGGGACATCTTCATCGTCAACGGCATCGTGAGCAATGTTGATGCGTTCGCACTCATCAAGCCTTTTCTCTACGTGATAACGGAAACGGAGTACTTTTTTCTTCCGTTCTTCCGATGAGGCTTGAGCTTCGGCCAACAACCTGATCCCATCGTCGCCGAGAGACCCGTATAAGCCTTGATCGTCTTCCTCGTGCTCCTCAATCTCCCTGACCTGCTGATCAAGATTATTGAGAAGGGCAAGGATGTTGACCATCCACCTGTCTCGGTTGTCGGGGAGGCGGAGATATCTCTTCTGCTCGTCGGTCACTTTGTTCTTGACATCGTCTGCGACGAGTCTTGCGAACTGATCGTCGGGCATCATGGCTTCACCGTTCCCAGGCAGGGCAAGTCGGTTTGTAGGAGCACCAATCGCAGAGTTTTGTTCTGTTCGTGCTGAAGTTGTCTGTATCGCATGATTCTCTTAGTTCTTCCCAGACCCTGGCGACCGTCTCCCTGGTCTCGGCCCTGAGTTGTTCGGTCGCTTCATACACTACCCGAGTCCCCTTGCCCTTCAGGTAGATGAGCTCGGACGAACCTACTGGGAAACCCTTGTTCTCCTCAACGAGATCGGCGTAGATCATGAGTTGGATCTTCTTATCTCGGTCGTACGGAGGCTTGGATACCTTGCCCGTCTTGTAGTCCCCAATGGTGACGACACCGTCGGTGACACTCCACCTGTCAATGAAACCGAGGACCGGCACACCGGCGACATGACCCCGCACCTCATCTTCAATACCAGCAAGGTCAACCTCGTTGGGGTCTTCAAGGCCAAAGTAGTTCTCTACGCACTGCCATGCGTTCCAACGCATCATGTGTTGTGCGTAGGCGGTTAGCCCGAGCACGTCCTCGGCGTGCTTCTGCCATTTGTCGTGCCATATCTGCACCATGGTCGCCCTGGCAAAAGCCACAGTACGCGAGCCCTTCTCCTCCTTGAATAAGGCTTCGAGAACCTCGTGCGTCATGTTGCCAACGGCCTGCGCCTCGGTCTGCTCATCCGGGATCTTGTCAATCCTGCTGAGCTTGAACTTCAACGGACACTGCATCCATGTTGAGATTGACGACGGCGAAAGCCTCTCGGGCATCTGCGCCACGGTTCAGTCTTCCTTTGTCGTTGCGCCGAGTTTGATCCTGAGGATCTCCGCAACACAGGCCTTGAGTTGAGCCTTGGTAGTTGAGCCACCGCGCTTTGGCTTCGGCTCATTGGGGTAGGTGTTCTGCCACCACTCTCCGAGTGCAGCCTTCTCACCCTTGTCCATGGCAGAGATGTGTTCATCAAAGGCATCCCACATTTTGTCCTCGTCAGACTTTCCGGCCGCCTGTTTGACGGGCTTCTCGGCAACAGGTGCCACCGGTGGCTCGTACGCCTCGTCGGCATAGATTGCGTCGTCGGTACGTGCAAGGTAAAGACCGAGGCCGATCTGCTGTAGTGCCTTCTTGAGTGCGTCAGAAACTGCGCCCTTGAACTCATCTCCGAGGTCAAGGATCTCGCCGGTCTTCTTGCGTTTGACCGCCTGCCCGCCCACGCCATCGTAGGTTGCGTGGATCTTTTCGTTCGTCTGATGACTCGGCACGATGATGGTGACACGGACATGAGCAATCACCCAATCAGGGTCGAGTGCGTCGCGGCCAATGCTGATCACTTCGCTGGACCAGTTGCCAATGCCGATCACTTTGTTCATCTTGTTGATGACCTCGGCGATGGGAAGATAGGTCAACGCCCGACCGCTCTTGTTGACGGTTCTCTCCATCTCTACTGGAAATGGATCAGATAGTGCTAGGTAAAGTTCGTTATTGTTCATTTTCATTCCTCCGGTGATTGTTCTTCTTGTGAAAAAGCGACGCCCATATTGCGTACAACGAGCGATGTTTTGGGCTCGCCCACATCGCAATACTCATCGGCTACGAGGCCGATCTTTGACAGGTTCTTGACCCGCCAGTAGGACACTGCGCCATAAGAGAGCATCTCAAGCATCATCTGCTCCGTACTCTTCATGACCTCGCCTGTGTCCATGTCAATGGACGACGCCATGATCCTCTTGGCAACTTCGTCCGCAAGTTCATTGTGTCTCCACGACTTCCTCGGTGCGCCAACTTTCTTCTCGATCATCTTGTTGCCCGATACGACTTCAGGGTTTTCACCCATGACCTCAATCAAGAGTGATGAGGCGTATTCCCAGGCATCGGCAAGTCGCACCTTGATGTCGTGGATATCAGCTATTAGTGATGCGAGCGACTCTTGGTCGCCTGCGTATTGTTCGGCCTTCTCGTGAGCCTGCTCAATGAGCACCTCAATAGAAGAGCGCCAGCTCTCGTCGTTCATTATTCCTCTTTCAATAAGTTAGGTGTATCTACTAGACGATGATCGTAACACGATTTCGTTGAGGAAGTCCAAGCCCTGCCAAAAAAGTGTAAGCACCCACGGCAGAGTCCACCTGGTCGTCATGGTTGCAGGCTTCTGGGAATGACGACATCTCGTCAAGCCATTCGGTCAGCCACGAGCCAGCAAGCACCCGCACATTCCCGTTGGCGCAAGCAGCGGCAAATGGCCTAGCCCTTGTTGCTTTGTCGCCGGTAGCTCTGATGCCCATGAAGTCATACCCCGGGACGACATACCTTGCGTATTGGTCAAGAAGGTTTTTGCCGGCAGATCCTGGCTCCTGCTCCACCCTGATTGAGACAGTCGGCCCATCGTCGGCCGCCGTCTGCGCAATGAGGCGTTCTACGGCTTCGCCCTTACCCCTAATCCTCTTCACGTCCATGATCCAGGCGATGCCTTTGTCAAACATCATCAACGTACCCACGGTCCAGTCGGGATCGGGATTACTGTACGAAGGCTCGGTCGCCGCCATGTCCCAGAACCTGACCACTCGGGCTGAACTCGTTGAGAACTCGGGCATCTCAAATGGGTCAATGATGACAAAGTCCTGCCTTTGGAACATTGAGCCGAGGGATGTAACCCACCAGTCTCCGTCCTCAAGCCTGCGTCGTTCAATCGGGTCGAGTTCGGCGAGTGCCTTTCTGTACGAGTCGGGGTCAATGCCGGGGTTGTCGGTCAACTTGGATGGCACGAAGATCCTGCCGTGCGTTGACCCTTCAACTAGAAACCTTTGCCTAACCCAGTTCGGAGCGGGGTTGGATGCGCACCTCATTCTGAGTGGAACCTGAGACAATGGGCCAGATGATGGACGACGGAGTCGAGAGAACAGGTAACGGTAATCGGACTCACGGATTTCGGTGACTTCGTCCATTCCGATGAACTGAAGTTCAACACCCTTGTAACGCAGGTAGTCGTCCTTGTTGTTTAGGTAGCCAAAGCCGATCCTTGCCCCCGACGGAAAGGTTGCGGTGTAGGTGTTGGCGTTCCAGCGAATATCGTCGTGAGGGGCAATCCACTCTCGGAAACGGTCCATGAGGGCGCCGGGCAAGGTGAGGTCCTGAAGTGTGCGCCTGAAAAGCAGGGCAGAATAACCCGGAATATCCACATATTGCATGGCGGCCATAAGTAGAGCGGAAGACTTGCCACCGCCGGCTGCGCCACCGAATAAAGCCTCCATGGCGTTCGTCCGGAGAAATACCTGCTGCTGAACCGAAGACTTCTCGGGGCAGTACGGTGGTTCTTTTGGCTTCAGAAACCGCAGTATTTCTTCCCAATCTTGGGTCATATCACTCCGTCTAGTAGTATCTGTCCTGCCCACATCTATGAGGAATGTAAGGTGGTAGTGTGAGATTACCGCGCCGCATGTTGCAAAAGATCAAAGACGGGATTGGAGGCAGGGGTTTCGTGGCCTACTTGCTTCTAATATCCTTCGTCGTATGTACCCCAATCGGGGTGTTTTTCTACTCCACTGGAGCAGGCTTTGTGTCAATCGGTGCCTGCTCGCTTATCGGTGCAATGATCCTCGGAGCTGAATAATGGCCTGGAATACCGGCGGAAATAAGTCACTATCTAGCGACTCAGTCAAAGTCATCCCGCCTGGTGCGCCGATCTCGACCAACCCATCGTACTCAGTCCGTGGCTATCACGACTCATGGGATATTGAGAGGGTCTATAGGGACGGCGTCAAGAAAGTCACCTGGGTTTATCGTTGTATTGACGCGATTGCGGGCAATCAGGCGCGTCTGCCAATCATGGGCCATAAGGACAACAAGCCTGGTGGCGAGGTTGTCAAAGATGCCGCCATTCTTGACATTCTGAACATGAGAGCGAATGTTGGCGAAGACTCATTTGCTTTCAGATACAGGCTCTCGGCACAGTTGCTTACCTCAACCAGGGGTGCGTTCGTTGAGATTATTAGGGGACGCGGCGGCAACCCTGTCGCCCTCCACCTACTCCCCCCGCAGTTCACATCGCCAATCCCTGATCCTAGAAAGTTTGTCTCTGCTTTTGAGGTCAGGCTTCCCAATATGTCGGTTCAGTATGTCAAGCCCGAGGACGTCCTTTGGTTCAAGCATCCACACCCACTTGACCCCTATTTGTCCATGACCCCACTTGAGGCAGCTGGCATAGCCGTTGAACTTGAGTCGCTGGCAAAGTTTTACAACAGGAACTTCCTCGTGAATGACGGCAGGCCAGGTGGGCTATTGGTCGTCAAGGGCGAAATGGACGAAGACGACAAGGACGAACTCAGGTCACGATTCCGCGGCAACATCGGTCGAGCCGGTGCGACATCAGTCGTTGCCTCGTCTGACGGAGTGGACTACGTTGACACAGGAGCGTCGCCTCGCGAGGCGTCCTACATTGAGATGAGGCAGATCTCCAAAGAAGAGATCCTGTCAGCTTTCGGTGTACCTGAGTCTGTTATCGGCAACGCTGCCGGACGCACTTTCTCCAACGCCGTAGAAGAGACCAGGGTATTCTGGCTTGAAACGATGCCTCAGCACCTCGAGATGCTTGCCAGGGGCATGGACGCCCTTCATCCAGATCTCTACTTTGACTTCGATGTATCTGGCGTACCAGTGTTGCAAATGGCAAAGAATGAGGCCGAACGTTACCTCATGCAAGAGTTTGGCTCTGGACTCATTACGGCAAACGAGTATCGCCTCGGTACAGGCAGGAAAAAAGTTGACTCCGAGTTAGCCGACTCCATGCTCGCCAACCCAAACCTCACTCCGATCGGTAATACCGAGAAGAAGCTCGAGCCCCCGGCACCTATGGGCGCACCTGGTATGCCTGGCGCACCTATGCCCGGAGCAGAAATGCCACAGGAAGAACTCCCACCCGAGGGTGAAGTCAATACCGCTGGCGGAGAAACAATGGCAACCCCAGAGTCGGCGATCGTACCTGACACCGAGTTATCGGCGTCGTCGTCTGTCGGCGCATGGGCAACTAAGCAAGCACCGAACAACACCATGGATGACTCTTGGGATACCAAGGAACTCGGTGACTCCGATAGGTGGGCCGAGATCCTTGACAACAACCTTGAACGTTTCTTTGAGCGCCAACAGCGCGTCGTGCTTGAGAAAGCGACCGGCGCAAAGTCAAGGAAGGCAATGATTGCCGGGACTCTGGAGGTCGGGCAGGTGTTTGACATTGAGGTATGGAACAAGCAGATGCGCGACGATGTCAGACCGTTGGTCAAGTCCATCGTTGAGGACGCTATGAAGACCGCCAACGAACGCACCGGTATGCCGATGGATTCCTCCGAGGAAGAAGTTGACCAATATGTGGACGAGCAAATGGCGAGGATGGAGAAGTCAAACGACTCCACCAAGGACGAGATCGCCGCGGCCATCATCGTCGCCGTTGCAATGATGAAGGACAATGAGGAAGACGGTCATGTACTTCTTAAGGCGGCCATCATCGCAACCTTTGCGCACCTTCTCGCCAAGAGGAAGCGCACCATCGCTGAACACGAGGCACAGACCGCATACAACGCAGGAATGTGGTACGGAGGAAAGCAAGCGGGCGCAATCGGTAAACGTTGGGTAACTCGCAAGGACTCTAAGGTTCGTTCAGAACACAGGTTGCTTGAAGGCGACAGGATTCCCCTTGCCGACGGATTTAAGGTCGGACAGTACGAACTCAGGTTCCCAGGCGACCCGTTGGCCCCGGCACACCTCACCATCAACTGCCGTTGCAGACTGAGGTTTGACGTCTCCTAGTACTTGACGTTGGTCTTGAGCGTGGCGACTTCTGCGTGCGCCTCTTCAAGCCGAACACGAAGTGACTTCACTTCGTTGATCAAGGCCGGCAGGTCAATGACGAAGAGCAGTTCCCTCGCCGAGAAAGTGTCATCGGGCTTGCCCCACAGGAGTTTGTCGAGGCGTTCTTCGGCACGGGCTACGACGTCGTCGTTCACCACGAGTCCTTTGGATCTTCACCGACCGCTGACTTTGCGGCGAGATACCTAACACCGAGCCACTCGGCAACATTGGCGACGACGCCATTGCCACACATCCTGTAACGGTGCGTGTCGGCCATCTGCACGAGTTCACCCTTGTCAGTGACGCCGACCTCAGTCCAACCCGAGTCCCAGCCCATCAAAAGTTCACATTCCTGCGGGGTCAGCCGCCTCACTACGAGACTTGTGCTTGCGTCCATGTCATATTCTCCTTGTTCTTCGTTCAGGTTATCTGAGACGGTTTCTCTAGTCAATACATGCGGACGAACTGAACCGCCCTGTCCTGCTCTGATCGTGTTGGCGATACCTTCTTCGCCCTGTTCGGCGGTCATCCCGCCGTCTCTACCGCGGAAAGCAACAGGCCAAGATTCGGTAACAATAGCGAGTCCACCTTGATTCACGACCGGGTTTAGTCCACCACTAAAGGCATCAAGTGTCTGCGTCACCTCGGTCTTGTTGATGTAGTAACCACCATTTGGTCTATCTGGCTCTCTTGGCGGTGCGCCCATAATGTTGTAGGCGATCACGTGCATATCATGGCCGTGCATGGCGTTCAATGTGAATGACTGCCCGTCCTCAGATACCACGGTATTGCCCTTACTCCCCTGAAAGTTGAGCATCTGTATGCGTCGTTCGTCGTGCTGTGGTTCTTCTGTCTCTACGGCTGAGGAGACGATGGCGTGCGACGACTTTGATGCGCCAGCTCTGAGGGCGTTCTTAACTGCACTCTCGGCCCAGTTCTCCTCGCGCATTGACATCGGCTCAAACAACAGGACACCTTCTGGCAACGGATGAACGACACCAACGGACTGCCTCGTGCCGGCTCTCAACGAGTGATGAAGTTCCTCGGCGATGGAGTCGTTGTACTCGTCATAACCGTAGACATCTTTCATTCTTCGCCGACCTGCTGTAGTACGGCAGGTCGGTCGTCCTCTGACTTGAATACGATTGACTGAAATACTGCGTTCGTACTGTTGTGCTGCCCCTGCCATCCGTGCCCAAAGCCTCGTAATGTAGGGGAAATCTGTGCGCCGTCAATGTTGCAAGGCAGGACGATGTCGTTAGGCATTACGACCCTCTTCAACCTGCACTATAAAGATCTGAGCGTGGTGAGACTGTGGTGACGGTTGGAGTGCGTTCACACACAGGGCCGTGTCCGTCGGCGTTGCGTGGAAGTTGTTGGCTTTTGCGTCCTCCCTGATGGAGTACGCCTGAGGCAATGCGTAGACCTGAAGAAAGCCCGATCCGATGGATTGGTGTGAGCCCTGTCCCTTAGTGAGGTCACATACTGTCAAGGCGGCAACGGTGTCGTCTCCGGTCTCCGGTGGCACCCTCTGATATTGCGTATCCGCTATGTTTTCCACCTCGGTCGCCTCCGTCCTCGGTATGTCGTGGATGATCATCGGAACATTGTTTCCGCCCGTCCCCATCATCTGAGTAAGTGTCGGGTAGTAGTCCTCGAACATCCTGAAGTCGTCGTTTCTCTTGCCGTCAAAGCATAAGACATACCCGACGGCCATTGAGCCACCGGTGTCAAGCGTGTACATCGGATCTCCTGGCTCACCAACATTCATGCCGTTTGCCTTCGTGTTGGATGTTCTGATCGGCGTAACCATCTCCGCCCTGGATTCTTCGTTCATTTCTAACTCCTGAAGAATGAGGACATGGTGCGAGGAGATCGTTGGCGAGGGGCCGTCGGTTGCGTAGACGCGTATTGCCTGACCCATGTCTGGCCAGGGCGTGAAACAGTTGTTGTACCCATCAGTCAACGACACCGTCGTCCTCTTGGTCTTGTAGGACAAAGTTGGTGTTGTGCATGCCTGTCTCGGCATTTAGCGATCCTGCGTAACCCGGCATGATCCGAACCTCATCTCGTTGGTTTTGCTGAAATAGCAACGGCGGTTCGGTTGGGTCATACATGACCGCATGTCCGCCACCCTCGGCACGCAAGGTTGGGAAAACGGTCGTCGATGCCTGATGGTCAAGTCCCTGTGTGTGGGAAAAGCCAATGATCCTTGGGTCATACTGATGCTGAACAACGAGGTTCTCGCCCCTGCTGGACGGAACACCGCCATCGCCACCGCTCCTCAGGCAAGCTGCAACCTCGGGCTTGGTGACCACGATATTCTCAGATCCACCGCCATAAGTGCCACCCGCGGCACGAAGTGTGCCAACGATGTCTTTGGCGTATTGAGCAAACTGCGACTCGGTATACCAGGTCGTCTCATCATGAATGGCAAGAACCGTCGCCCGAGAGTCCCCTCCATTATCAAAGGACGTCAATGTCGGGGCAACTCCGCCCTCTTTCCATGTTTCGTCGTCGGTATTGCTTTGCGCCCTACGAGACTTCACGAAGCCAGTTACTTCGTTTCCGTCGTTTCCCGCGTCTCCTCCGGGTCGTCCGGCTCTGTGGCTGCCAGAGTCGCCAGAGCCGTCCGAAGCGGTTCCGGAAGAACGCGTTCGCGTCTCTCGGCCCGACGAATGATTCCCTTGGCCGCCCTCGCACTCAAGCAGTAACGGCGCAAGCCCTCGTGCCATGGTTCCAGAACATCCGATAACGTAGATACGACGCCGTCTTTGGGGAACTCCGAAACGCTGGGCATCGGCAACACGCCAGATGGCTGTCCGCTTTGGTCCCACCAGGACGCCGGACTTGGCCCACTTCTGCTTAGGGGGCAACTCGACGAGTGCTCCCGTGATTCCCCACAGCACGGCAGCGAAGTCGGCTCCGTCGTTACTAGATAGGGCGCCGGGGACGTTTTCCCAGAGGATGTCCGCCCCGATTTCGTCGGCGATGCGACATTGTTCCCAGAAGAGTCCCGAACGAGATCCATCAAGTCCCTTACGACGTCCGGCAACAGAGAGGTCCTGGCAAGGACTTCCTCCTGCGACGATGTCTGGTCGAATAATGTTGTCTGAAATGAGTCGTTCACGTGTTACCTCTCTCACGTCGTCATAAATGAATGTGTCTGGCCAGTGCTTACGAAGCACCATTTTTGCTTTTGGGTCGATCTCGCACAATGCGACGACTTCCATCCCAGCTCTTTCAAGACCAAGGTCGAGGCCGCCCGCACCACTGAAGAGCGAGAGAACTTTGATTCTGTTCATGTCACCTCATAGTTTGATTAGATACTGACTAGGGAGACACTACCACTCCATTGGGTTGTGCGCAAGCCGTCGGCGTCAATGATTCTTGCGCGCCAGCACTACCACATTTCGGTTTCCGATGGTGTACGCAACTCGGCTAGGTTCGTTGTCATGTTCTCTTCCGACGGTTCAAGCCCCGACACAATACTTGACGGCATCTCAATACTGAGGGCAGATAGGCAGTCTTGCATTATCTGCGGACATCCCACTGGAGATTGCACAAGCCACCTCGTTGAGGCGCAAATACCGACCGAGGTTCGTGTACAGTTTGCCCCCTTGGTTGAGTCCCGCAAAGAAGAAGGAGTCATCTTCGTTGCGCAGGATATCCATAGGGAAATAGCCCTTTCTTCAATGACAAAGACAAGGGTTCTCGTCGCTAAGGCGGGGACATATGTAACCAAGAGCAAGGCCGAAGAACTCGGCATTATCTGACAATCAACAACAGCAAACAAGGGGCAGTAAAAAAATGACACTCTCAAAGGATTTCGTGTCCTCCTACTCGGGCCGGCAAGCACCATGGGGCTTTGGTGGCCTTGGTGAGATCGTCTACCTTCGCACTTACGCAAGGGACGTTGACGGCAGGAAGGAGACCTGGCCCGAAACCATTGAACGTTGCGTCAACGGGGCTATTCAGATTGGTGCGAACCTATCGGATGACGAGGCAGAGAAACTGTTTGACCACATCTTCAACTTGAGGTGCTCATTGTCTGGGCGCGCCCTGTGGCAGCTCGGAACGACACTCGTCAATAAATACAACGGCACCAGCCTCAATAACTGCTACTTCGTCAACATGGAGAAGATTGAGGACTTTGAGCTTCTGTTTGACTACCTCATGCTTGGGGGCGGTGTTGGCTACTCCGTTGAACGTTCCCGCATCCATGAGATGCCCAAGGTCAAGACGAATGTCTCAATCTCGCACGAACGCACGAACGATGCGGACATCATCGTCCCCGACAGCAGGCAAGGGTGGCGCAAGCTCGTTCACTCCGTACTGAAGTCCTACTTCTACACCGGTAAGTCTTTCACCTACTCGACGATCCTCGTCCGAGAGTTTGGCGCACCCCTCAAAACATTCGGCGGAACCGCATCTGGCCCCGGCGCACTCATTGACGGGATTGCGGATATCTGTAAGGTCATGGATGCTCGTGCCGGCAAGAAGCTCAGGTCTGTTGATGTTCTCGACATCTGTAACATCATCGGCAGGATCGTCATTTCAGGGTCTTCCCGTCGTTCTGCTCAGATCGCCATTGGCGACCCCGACGATGTCCTGTTCCTTAGGGCAAAGAACTGGTCCACTGGTTCTGTCCCGGCATGGCGAGCCAATAGCAACAACAGCGTGTACGCAGACTCGTACGACCACATCCTGAGCGAACTGTGGAAGGGTTACGACGGCTCGGGCGAGCCGTACGGCCTCATCAACCGTGGCCTCGCAAGGAAAGTTGGACGGCTAAACGAACCGAAGCCCGACCCCACTATTGACGGTTTCAACCCCTGCGCCGAGATTGGTCTTGCCGACGGCGAGTCCTGCAACCTCTCAACCATTTTCTTGCCAAACATCACCTCCAAGGATGATCTGCTTGAGATCTCTCGCTTGCTCTACAAGGTGCAGAAGGCAGTCACCTCGATGGAATATCCGTACGAGAAGACGACCAAGATCGTCAGCAAGAACCGCAGGCTTGGGCAGTCCATCACAGGTGTCCTGCAGTGTACCCCAGAGCAGATCTCATGGCTTGACGAGGCGTACAAGGCACTCAGGGACTACGACATCTGGTTCTCTGAGCAGACGGGCATTACCGCATCGGTAAGGCTTACTACGGTTCAGCCATCGGGAACATTGTCGTTGCTCCCGGGTGTAACCCCTGGTATTCACCCAGCCTTTGCTCGTCACTACATTAGGCGCGTGCGTTTTGGCGCATCCGATCCGTTGGTGGACAAGTGTAGGAAGCGTGGCTACAAGGTCGTTCCTGATGTTGGCCTTGACGGTCGAGAGGATCACACCAGGTGGGTCGTTGAGTTCCCATGCGAATCTCCTGAGGGCTCAATCCTCGCCGCCGACATGACTGCGGTGGAGCAACTTGAGTGGGTTAAGCGTATGCAGACGATCTGGGCGGATAACGCCGTCTCGGTCACCGTTTACTACCGCAAGGAAGAACTCTCGTTGATCAAGGAGTGGCTCAGCAATAACTACGACAACAGTGTCAAGAGTGTGTCGTTCCTCCTCCATACCGATCACAACTTCCCCCTTCCTCCATACGAGGAGATTGACGAAGCGACTTATCGCAAACTCCTTGGGAAGATTGACTTCTCAACACCGTTGGTTGATGTTGCCGGGGATTCTTCCATAGACCTTGACGACTGCGCCACGGGGGCGTGTCCGATCAAGTGACCGATGTGCCGTTCTCGGAACTAAGGACGTCGCAAGCCGCGAGGGTTCTCTTACTCGCATCACAAGAGGTTGCCAAACGCGGCCTCTGTAAAGGTGCGGTCAGGAATAGGAACACGGGGCAGGTGAGTATTGTCGGTGCGATCATGCTCGTCTCGGGTGTGAAGTGGAAGAACCTTAGCGACGACCCCGAGGCCGTCTCTAGGGATGTACCGCAAACCAAGAGGCCAGCTGCACTGCTTGCATGGGAGTGTGTTGATTCCGAAACTGACGACATCTATGCGTGGGAAGATGACCCGTCTAACGGCACGGAAGAGGCGGTACATCTACTTGTTGGGTGCTATGACACCCTCGCAATCGCCAACGGCAAAAAGTAGCAAGAGGCTCGGAAGGCCCTGTTCAGATTGCGTCTACGATTAGGTGGATCCGATCGCAGTCGCCATTGTTCTCAACACTGTGATATCTGCCGACATTGTCAATGATCCAGATCTCCCCTGCTCTCATATTTCTTGACTCATCACCCACGCTAAATATGCACTCCGTATTGGTAATGATCGGCACATGTATCCTGTGGGTCTTGGCAGTCAGTGGACCTCTGTCTCGGTGTCTTGGAATGACGGTGCGAGCATTGAGCTTTGTGAGTATTGCCTGTCGTACCTTGACTTTGCCGATATGTCCAACTGTGGCGAGAATAACCTCGTTCACATATACGCCGAATCGCTCATAGTTTTCATGTCGGATATTTGAGTTGAGGTCGTGCCTCGTGTCGTAGACCAATGGGATTGTGTCAGAGTTGTATGACGCTACTCCTCCCGTATTCTTGCGTTCCGTGTATTTTGACCAGTCTTCGGGTGTCATGGATAAGACATCACCAAGAAGGTTGTCAAACGATGGCATATTGCCAACAAATAGGAATGGTTGATTTTCTTGCATACAGAACATTGTATAAAGCAAAGACCCCCCGCCATTTCTGACGGGGGGTCTTTGTGCCTAAGGTAGGCGGATTTTGCTTATCAGGCTTCTGGGGCCGAGTCGAAGTCAACCTTGACGAACGATTCCGGACGCTTGACTGCGAGAGCCAAACGCTGTTCGGCCAAGATCACAATCGCATTGCGCACGAAGAAGTCTGCGTGCTGTTCGCTGATGCGGATGTTCGCTTGCTCGCGGTCGTACAACTGAGCACCGGTTCCGAAGGCACCAACGAGTGCGGTTCCTTCTGCGATTGCCGGTGTGTCGATGACGGGCATGCGCCAGACCCTTGCCTCGGAGCCGACCTGCATGGAAACTGCCATGAGGTAGGTGCCTTGGGTGTTCTTGGTCAGTTCGAGATCTTCCCAGTCGTTCGGGTGAAGAACGATGCCGGTCGGTTCGTAGTAGGCCAAGAAGGCCAAGGTTGCGGCGCGACGAAGCGCATCAGCCTTGGTGTCCGGGACTGGTGTGGTTGCGCCGTCTGACCAGGAGTATTCCTGAACGCCAGGGGTCTCAAGAACACCGAGCAAGTTCTCGCCGGTTCCGTCACCGTTGAGGATCTGGTAATCCTCTTGAAGGCGAAGACCATAGAGGAGTTCGTTGTCGATGATTGAACGCAACTGCGGTTCGTCAGCCAACACGTTCCTGTGCGCAGCTTCCCAGTGGGCGAGCGTACGTACTGGAGCCTGATGACCCTCGAAAACCATAGACGACTGTGGCTTTGAGGCGAAAGCGCCACCACTGCGTTGTGCTACGGGTGCAGCGGCATTGGTCGCTGTGGTACCTGGAGTGGTGAAGCCCAACTGACGGAAGTATTCAATAACTGCCGCGGTGGTTGTGCGTGCCGGGAACAAGTCGCGGACGCGACGTGTGCGCATTGGCGGGATGACCAAGGCATCGCGTTCACGGGTTCCAAAACCAGTGAATGAAAGGCCGGTGGTGTCGAGCAAACCGCTGTAGACGTCCTTCTGGCCCCAACCTTGGCTGGTGATGTCACCGCTGTTGAGAATGAAGGGGCTGGGCATGTTTGCGCCGTTCTTGCCGCCGTTGAGCGACTTGAACTCGGGTGAGTCAAGGAACAACTGACCAAGGCTCTTTGCGCCGTGCGAGCGAGCCATTTGGCCGGCAGCTGCTGCTGCTCCGACTGAATCGCTTGCTGGTTCTGACGACCATGAGTTGACCTGATCCATGGATTCAAGACCCTCGATGAGGCCCTTGATTTCCTTGATGTCCCTCATATTCGAGTCGAAGGCTGCCTTCTGCTCGGTTGAGACGACAACGGTGCCTTCTTCAACCTTGAATGAATCGGCAATGGTCTTGTTGTCTGCCATTTTCTTACGAAGTGCATTTTGCAGTTCGCTGATGCGTGCATTGTCTGCTGACATGGGTGCTTTTCTCCTGTTTCGGATTGTGTGTGGTTTGTGTTTTCTGACCTAGGTGGCTCAGGTCAGCACCCAGCCCGTCTTTGTCTTGTACGGAACAGTACCAACAACTACCACCTATCTAGTGGAAGAGTGCTATCTCACCCGACGGAGTCAGGGAGTGACTCAACTGCGGAGTTAGGGATTGCGGCCATGTCGTTCTTGCCCAGGGACTTGATGCCCTTCTTGACGGACTTGAAATATGAGGCAATCCTCTTATTGTCGGGGTCAAGGCCAGAGTCCTCAAGCGAATCCGCTCCCGAAGCCGCAACCACATAGATCTTCTGCCTCGTCTCAGGCGAGAGCCTTATGTCATCACCCAGGTCGGAGTACAGGCCACCAACGGGAACGACCTCGTCTTGACCTTCCAACCTCCTACCACCCGAGACATGGTGGCACCTGGTTGACTCGTAAACATTGTCTTGATCTGCCGTAGCCGGGACGGAGTCAATCATGCCTGTCTGAATCGGCGGGTCTGATGGGATGACCATCCTCGGCATCGGTGGTAATGCGGCCTGCTTAGTAAGTATCTCGTCAAGGAGTGCGGCCTTCTGAACGGGGAACTCCCCTCCCTCGATTAGGGCGGCACTTTGCCCCCTCGTCTCGGTCGCAAGGGCAAGCCTTGCTAGTGCGTTCGTCACCATAGAACGATGCGCCTGATAGGCGGCCTCCTCGCCATGCCTATCAAAGCCCCTGCCCGTGGCGGCGTGTCCGAAGGCGTCGTGGACAGCGCGGAACATATCATTCACCTCGTCCGACCAGTAAGGGTGCGACCCGGTTGACTCCGTCTTGAGGACTTTTAGGACACCGTTGTTCTCAATGTCGTCCATCATCTCAACGCCGTCCGTATACGGATCATTGTCAACGAACTCAACCTTGACACCAAAGTCATCGGTCAGCATCCTGAAGTGTTCCTCAATCTCCGCCTGAAGGGCGTCGTATGCCTCCTTCGCCTCGGGAGACCTCTCGGGCAATCCGTTGTATGCCTGAGCAATCTCTACGCGTTTCTCGGCGGGAACTGCCTTCACTTTAGTAAAGTCAATACCTGAGTCCTTGAGTGCCTCGGCCAGCGAACGAACGGGTTCTGCTGTTATGGTCTCAACGCCCTCAACCTCTTTCCTCTTGACCTTGCGCGCAGTTGCCCTCTCGGCCTTGTTGCGAGTCCTGCCCGCACCCTTCTTGATGTCGTCAAAGTAGTCCTCTTTGTAATCGTTCTTGAAGGCAAGCCTTGCCTTACTAATGAACTCCGACCACTTCTTGGTGTCGTGAACGGCGAGGACGCCATCCTTAAACGCAGCCACGGTTACCGGGGCGTTGTGGTTCTCGTTATTTACTATCTCAAAGTCGTCAAAAAGTCCGTTCTCCAATGAATACAAAACGGCACGGGCGACGTCAATGTGCGTGTCAATAAGGATGTCATCCGGAACGCCGCGCTTCTGCTCTTTTTGCCTGGCCTTTGCATCGGTGAGTGCCTTGCCGATTGAGACATCGGCAAACCTCCCCTTCATTTTGTAGCCAGCGGCGCGGAGTGCGTCAATCTTGCTATGGAAAGACTTTGGGCCGCCGTCGCCAGTCGAGTCAACGACGACATGAAAGCCCTCAGAGGCCGCCCTTGCTATGGCTTGCCTCTGAATGTATGTTGACTCAGAATGAACCGCAGAGGCCGCCTGAGTCGGATCCATGCCCGCATCAGTAAGCTCCTTGACCAATGAGTCAAACTCGGGGATCATATGCTTGATCTCGTCGGCGTCCAGGTGGACTGCGTCGCCTCGTGATGGAGTGTCAAAGAAGCCGCCCTGCCTGAGGAAAGTCTTCCCGGAAGCGGGTCCGCCACCCATAATCCATGCCGCGGGGTTCTCTTGTTTCTTTGGCGACCACTTGCCGTTGCCATAGATGATTGAGTTGATGATCGCCTCGTGTAGGGCTCTACGTTCTGCGGGGATTTCACCCGAACCAATCCCAAAGTGGTCAAAAGTGCTCTTGATCCCGCCATTCCTGGCGCGTCCTAGTTCGTCCATCGTTCTTGGAGGGAAGTCGCCCTCAATCTTTGGAGCGTGTGGATACGCCTTCTGCGTACTCACCAATGACGAGTGGTTGATCCTCTGAGGTTTGAGTTTCCTGAGTCTGTTTGATGAGATTCTTTCGGGCACACTTGATGTCTTCTTTGACTTGATTTTCTTAGGTGCCTTGCCACCATCAGCGATCTGCTCTACTGCGGATCGCATATCACTAGCAATCCTTCGTGACCTGGCCCTGCCGAGTGCGCCCTCACCGGCAGAAACTCGGATTGACCTGTCCTGCCTCCTGGAACCGCCTCTACCGAATATGTCTCTTCCTCGACCAACACCCGAACGAACTGCGTCCCTGACGGCACTGATTCCGACGAAACGTCTTGTCGGCTTGCCTTCGTCAACCCAACCGTCTCCGTCGGCGTCTATCGGTTCTTTCTTCGTTGACTGGTTCGTGGAGGTGCCGTCTCCATTTGTCGGTGGCAACATCTTGCTATTGCGCCCAATGGTGCGTTCCTTCCATGGGTGCCCCGCACGGAGAAGGTCGTTGTCGGTTGTGTACTTTCGGTTATTGGGTGCGCCCTTCTCAAGTATCACAAGAAAGGCGTTCACGCGTCCCATGCCCCATTGCTGACGGGACGATACATCGGGTCGATGCGACGAACTGAACGCACCCATGCCCCGCCTCATGACAGCCTTCAGTGCGTTTGGTGAAGTGCGAGACCACTTGGGCTTACCATTCTTGGCCATCTTGGCGTTGTGTTCGCGCGCCTTTACAACGAGTGCCTTGTCCTGTTCGGCTGAGAGGGCTATCCCCCGAGCACTACTAACCGACGATGCCGAACCCTCATTATTTGACGACGATCCGCGTACTCGTTCGGAGGGTTTTGCCGGTGTTGCGGCGAGCCTTCTAGCCGACTTGCCACCGGTGTGACCAGCAGCGCGGAGTTGCCTGCGTACCTCGCGTTCAATCCTCGCCGACTCAAGCCTGCTTCCTGACCTTGAATACGCCCCGTACCCCATCGTCCTGTCAAAGGTAACGCCCGTGGTGCAAGGCATCCAGACATTGACACCTGACCTCGTCGTGTATCTCCTGATCCCAGTGCAACCGATCTGCCTTGAACGCATCCTTGCCGCATCGGCTGATGTGAACACATCAGGCTCGCCGACTTCTGGCGTAAAAGGCTGTAGTTCCTTGCCCTCAGCAGAGAGTGTGATGACACCCGACGGCCCAGAAGCATAAGAGTCGCCCATTGGGCTAGTTGGTTTTGCCGGAGAAGCAGAGACGATACCGACACCGGGAACACCCGTCATTCCGTAGGAACGTTGGGCAAGATTCTCCCATCGCCGTACTCTTCGCTTCCTCTTCCTACCCGACGGTGAGACCATGTCCTTGCCGGAGATCGGTTCGTTGAGCCACGAGTCATCCTCGGCCAACTTTGATATGCGTTCCATTTCTTCAGATGAAGAGCATGGCATCCAGCCACCTTCAACCTCATGAACGGTGTCGCAACCCATCATCTTTGCAACGGCAAGTGCTTCTTCCCTGGTGGCGTTCTTCTTCTTGCCATCTGCGGCTTTGGAGTCTTGTTTTTCCTTCTGATTGGCGTACCTCTCAAGAAGGCGTCGTCCCTTGGCCGCAAGTTTGGCGGCATCATCCATGTTCTTCGGCACGGGTTCGCCCCATGCCCTTGCCGATAATGCCAGGCGAGTCGGTTCGCCATTATCGTCAACCATCGGTCCAGATGGGTTGGTGAAGAACCTAGTTAGGAATGAGCCTTTACGGCGCATCTTGGTCGGCGTATCTGCGGCACCTCTCACGCCTGGGCGGAGGTTTGCGCCCTCAGTTTCCCTGAAGTGCCTACGGCCCGCGGCAGTCAGTCCGCCATCTGGATCACGCAACGGCTCTTTGCCGCTCATGCCTTCCTCCACTTGGCCTTAGTGACCTCAACCTTCCTTGCTGCGGCACCGGTAAGGGCAACCACGGTGGCGTGCATACTCTGCCCGTTCCACCTATCAACATAGGTGTCAAAATAGTCTTCCGCCTCGTCGGGCTCGAGTTGTAACGCATTGGCCGTCAAAGACTTAGCCTTGTTGGACATTGACGAACCCTCGGGTGCGTAGAACCTAAGTACGCCACCCTCAAGGACGATCATGGCGATCGGTGCGTCGTCAGCGTCAACTGCCCTGCTGTAGATGTAGGCGACGGAATCTTTCACAACGTATCCTGTTCGGCTATGTAGTTGATGAGTTCCTGCATGGACTTAGAAGGTCCACCCTTAACCCACTGCGAGTCCTCAACGGTCAGCGGCCTTACGGCTATGTCGGCGACTCGATCAAGGGTCATGAACAAGATCAGACCCTCTTTTGTCTTTGTGATAGAGGTCGGTCTCATGGGTGCAAAAACACCGGTCGTGAGCATTGACGCCTCGATTTGTGCGTCATCCTCGCTGCCGACGATCTCGGCAGATGGAATGACGTACTTGGTCATCGGTTCGTCAAGGTAGTAGGCAGCCATGGGGTGATTGGTGTCCCACATAATAACAATGCCCGGCGAGTCCTCTTCGTCGTCTGGCATCTGCCTGATTTTCGCAGGTACCGCAGCAACTGATTGGTACTGATCCAACATATCGCTGAAGCTAAGTGTCTTCTTCGTCTTCATGTGAACAACCTACTTGCGTCCATGACTTAGACCGTCGTGCCTTCTGCGGCAAGTTCTGCGGGCGAGGCTTTCTTTGGCGTTGCGATAGAGCCGAACTTAGACTTTGTCCAGAGCGGTCCGAGTGCTGCCCTCACCTTGGAGCCGGCCCTAGAACTGACGATGAACTCCTCAATCGGCTTACCGTTGATCTGTGTAACGCCATCTGCCTTCAACTTCTGTATGGCCTTGATTCTTGCTGCTGGTGGGAGGATGATGAATGAAATGTGCTCCAAGGGTGTTGTCCCGTTGCCCATAAACTCAAAGACTCGAGCCTCCTCCATGAGTTCAATCGGGTCGGTTGAGTCCATGTTCTTTGCCGTGCTGCCGTTTGAGGTGAGGGGGTTCAACGCGCCATACGGGCCGTCTTGCGGACCGTGCGCCCACCAGCCAACGTCCCTCAACTGTGTCTCGGCATCAAGAACGACCCATGTGTCCTTGCCAGTTCCCCAGAAAGAAGACGCGTTTATGTGCACGCCCTTTGAGTCGCCGGCGGCACCACCAGAGAACGCTGACATAAATAGTCCATCACCACCGCCTGATGTGAGGTCGCTTTGTGGTGACGCACCATATCCACCCTGACCAGCGGCAGCGTTCGTTTGGAGTCCACTACCACTCATGACTTGCTCAATCTTTGATACTTGTCCGCCGGACTTAATGAGCCTTACGACGTTTGATCCATCGTTATAGGTGCCCATGCTCTTACCGAAGTGCGTTGTCTGCGCAAGGTTGGGGTGCTTCTGAAGTAATGACTTGTAGCCTTCGTCGCTCAACCTATACCTGAGCCTACCCATGCTGTCATGGTACGGCTCAAGGTCGTTGATTGTGATTCCCCTATCTGATGCGATCCTCGCCAACCTGACGGCGAGACTGTCCCCGCTATTTAGTAGTTCTTTGTCAAATGTTCTGGTGAGCATTTCGGCGGCCGCCAACTTCCATCTATCGTCATTCACATAACCAATGTCCGAGACACCGATGGAAGACAATGTGGATGCGACTTTTTCTGCGTTTGGCCTATTTTCTGGATAGAACACGGAGACGAGTCCCCTTGAGGAATAGGTGCCATCGCTCTTTTCCTTAGTGTCATAGTTGACCAGGACGATTGCGCCATCTGACATCTTCGCCATGACGTACTTTCCGTCATACGAGGCAGTTGCCGTATTTGGAACACCATTAACATGGTTCCACATACCACCATTACTCTGATACGCCCTATGGCCACTACCCACCTGAAGTATTTCAACTGGATTGCCCTGAGCATCCTTGCCTGAAGCAAGTGCCTCTCCGATTGACTTGGATGTTTCGTAGTCGAGCCTCGTTGACATTGAAGCAATCGGAGACTTGCCCTCACCTGCTTGCGGGAAGGATACGAACCTTACGCCCTCCTTTGTCTGACCGCCTAAACCAATCGTGGTGTAGTGAACGGACGAAGGGTCAAGCATTGACTCGTTGATGGCAAGTGTGACCGTTTTTCCTCCTGCGGCGGGAGCGTTGCCGAACGCTTCTTCGCCGTCAATCGGTGTTGGCGAGAAGAGTTTCGGTGCTGCTGCTTGCGGTGCGAGAACTTTTGGTGACTGAGATGCCTTCATGACACCACCACCAAGATCTGCGTCAACCTTGGTTCTGACGGCGGCTATCTCCTCGTCGGTCATTCCGAGCTCCCTCAGCATCGGGTCGACGTATGAGTCAAGTCTGCCCTTCTTCTCCTCTAGCGTCTGCGCCGAAGTGCGTGCCCTTGCGGCCAACTTGCCTCCAAGGTTTTGTCCCTGAATCAACTTCTCGGCTTCACCCGCATAGTCAACGGACTCTGCGCGCCTCACGGCATGGACAATGGACTCTGCGAACATCTGCCTACGTTCAGGAGTGTTCATTGACTGCCTTGCGATCTTCCATGCGCCCTCGCCGTCAAGACCACTAAACATGAAACCAAGGGCGTCCTCGTCCGCAGGCGAGTCTTTGCCCTTGCTGATCTTTTTGCCGTCCTTGTCAAAGAACTTGTGCCCCTTGAATGGACCAAAAGCATTACCGTGGTCGATCGGATGGTAGGCGACTGACCCGTCTGAAAGTTCAACTGCGATCCAGTTGTCGCCCTGTCGGTCGTAGTACCTGAACAACGAGTCCATGACCACGCCGGTAGCGAGAGACTCAGGGGTCAGCCTTGAGATGATGTCGTTCTGTTGAGACGACGGCATGTTTCGGATATGACCAAGCGACTTGCCGTCATAGAGCATCTCCGAGGACTCAATGAGGATAGGTACTTGATCTGCCTCTGCGTCGTACTCCGGGTGGAAGTCTGGGAACTTATTCGGCGACTTGTCAACAACGCCAGCAGTTCGGCCACCCGACGACGGGAAGCCCAGCATCTGCATGACCTGATTGCCAAAGAGTTCGCGGATTCCCTCTTGGTCGTTCCTTGTTGCCGACTTGATGACGAACGTCTGACCAGTTGCCGTGTCGAGGAATCGTTGTGTCTGATCTTTTGGACCCTTGCCCTGATCGTTGAAACCACTCGCCTTGGACAACAACTTGAAACGACCACTACCGCCACCGCCACCTTCGGTGTTTGCCCAGATGCTCTCCTTGAGGAGTTCGTTAGGAACATCGGCAAGGCTTGCACCGTCCGCAATCTTTTGCGACCACTCCTTCACTAACGGATGGTTCTCGTCAATCGGCGATGAGTCAATCGACAACGGGGTCGGGATGTGCTGTCCGATTGCCTTACCGTCCACCGAGTTGACACCGAGTGCGGTTGTTCCCTGATAGTTGTCGGGCAACTTCGGCATACCCGGCGCAGTCGTCAGGTTCATGAGTTCGGTTGAGTCAACAACAGGGATTCCACCAACACCCGAACTGGAGAAGATCGCATCTGGCGCAGGCATACCGGCGTCAATCGCATCTTCCATCTTGATGAGGGCGTAGCCGCCGAGGTCTTCCTTGAATATGCCAATACTCGTTCCACTCGGCATGATCGGAGCAATGGCCGCAGCAATGTTGGACGCGTTCTCAAGCGAGGGCGCGTTCTCGGATACTACTGAGGACTTCTTGAGGTCGTACTGCTCGCCGCCACTGAACACGGTGGTGAACTTCTTTTTGTGCGCCTCTGTTACATCGGTATATACCTTTGCAAGAGCCTCGGCAGCCCTGACCCTGTTCTTTGCCTCGTTTACCCTGTCGTACTGCTCTTTGATGTCCATGCCGGTGGTTGCGTTCTCTAATGCCACCGTTGCGTTCGTCAGGTCTTTTACCGCACTGATCATCTCGGTCTTGAGTTCTGCGTCCAGTTTCAAGATTTGCCCAATGCCCTTAGGGTTTTTGTCGAGCATCTCCTTGAGTTCTTGCTCGGTCTCAAGGGCATCTTGAGTTGCCATCATGCGAGTCGCCAGGAACTTCTTGGTGACGTCAAGCCTGACCGCCGTCTCCATCATCTTGCCAATAAAGGCATCGGGTTCGCCGAAGACCTTGCCGGCAAGTGCCTCCTTGAGTTCGGCAATCGTCATCTTCTTGGGGTCTCTGTTGCCAATGACCTCTTTTAGGATTGCGCCCATATCCGCAAGGCGTTTCTCGGCGTCGGCCATCGCCTTCGTGGCATGATCGGGGTTGTATTGAGCGTTGCTGTAGAGCTTCCCGTCCCACGCAGAGGCGACGGCCTGCAACCTACTGCCTTCTATGTTGCCGTTAGCCACAAATGACATGTCTGCGGGGTTATCAACGATTCGTAGTGCCTCGGCCGCAGTACCAGTATCCAAGATGTCGCCGATACTGTCCCCAGAGGAAGCCACCGAGTCGTATGTCCATAGCGGCTTACCAAAGGCGCCGGGATGAGCAAGTGCGAACGCCATGTCCTCGCCACCGAGTAGGACGGAGAACTGCATGACCTTATCTGAAGAGCTAAACGATTTCACCCTGACAGAGAACAACCCCCACTGACCACTGCCCTCTGTGTTGAGATCATCGTCGGGGTTGGCCTCGGCTTGTTTTCCCTTTTGCTCAAAGAACTCAATCACACTTGCAATCTGTTCTGGGGTTTCTGTGTTCAGGTGACTGAACTTATGGGCGGTAGTGAGACCCATCTTTGACAGATCATCAAAGTTGTTGTTCTCGAGCAGGATCTTCAATGCTTCGTCGGCAACCTCTGGCTCAAGTGTGTCCCACGGAACGTCATTTATGTTCTTGCCGGTTTTTTTGCTCGCTGCCCATGAGACGTACTTTGGCGGACTCTTGGTGATGATGTCGTGTCCGAGTTGCTCACTGTCCGTCATCTTAGAGAAAGACTCGTCCCAATCTTTCATCGACATTGCGTGGTAGTTGCCATCGGGCGACCTGACGATAATGCCGCCGTCGTCTCCAAACTTATCTCTCAACAGATTTTGTACATTTTCTTCATTGGAGTCAAACGGCATACCGCCGATAGCCTTACTCAGCCTCGTCCACATGCTTATTTCTGGCCCACCTGGCAAAGTCGGCTTATTGTCGTTAATCTCCGTTCCGTCCATAGAAATGGTCTTTGCGCCACTCAGTGGTGAATCTTCGTCTGGGCTCGCATCTGTATGGGGGTTGCCATGGTTGACCCAGTTAGAAAACTCACCTGGCGTATCTTCACCGTACGCATTGGGGAAAACTTGTTCTGGATCCCAATCGCTGAATCCGTCGGCCTTGGCATTGAGTACGACTGCCACCAATGAACCATCGGCTGCGGTGATCTGAGCGAGTTCTATGTCGCCCTTTTTCATGCCCTTGGGTAGGTAGGTCTTCTCGCCCGTTGTTTGATAGGCAAGTTGCTGCGCCCCGGACAATGTCTTGTCTGGGGGTAGTTCGAGATAGCCCAAGATAGATCCCGGAGGGAACTTGGACTCATCCTCTGCGCCAAGAGTTGGCACTCCCTTGCTCCTGGCATCATCAGGATTTAAGATGGCGACCTGACCAATGGAGGCGATCTTCATAGACAATCCGTCAATCTTGGTCGGCTTTGGTTCAGGCTTGGGCCCAGCGACGTCTTTTTCTACATTGGCAACAAAGTCATCAACGATTTCTTTGGCCACTTCCTTTGGCTTCTTTGGCTTCTTACCCTGAGGTTGGAGGAACGAATCAAATGTCTTAACTATCTCCTGAAGCTGGTCTAGATCTTCCTGAGTGATTTCCTCACCAGGCTCAAGTTCTATGCGTTTTAAGGCCGACTCCTCAAGTGCCTTCAGGAAAGACTTCTGCCCCGCAGGGCTGAGGTGGTTGAGCCTGTCAATGTGCGTCAACTCGGGGGAGTTGTCCTCGGAATACGCACCTTGCCTGGTTAGTACATCCCAGTTATGGAGGTGCGTCTTGACCCTTGCCCTAGTCGCAGCGTACTCCTTGTTTGCTTCTGGGATTCCGCTTAGTTCTCCGAGGTTGTTGTACGCCTGAACGGCCGCTTCCCTCATCTGCTCATCGTTGAGCGACTTACTGACACCAAGTTCATTTGCGAGGATGCCTCGCAACGACTCCTTCTGCGCATCAAGCACTTCGCCTATGGAGTCATTTGCGCCGTCTACGTCATAGTCTGCGGCGTCCATCGCCTCGGTGTTGAGTTTCTTTGATGTCTTGTATGGCAACGGCGACGACGGTGTGATCGGAGTTGGATTCTCCGCCTCATTCTTGGCGATTGCGTTTGTCAGCTTGGCGATTGCCTCATCGTTGGACGGGTCGTTCTCTGCCTCAAGTGCCTGAAGAACATTTTTCGCTTTGCCCTGACTGACATCATCGGCAAGGTCGCCTGAGTCATTAACGATTTTCTTTGCATCGGACTGAGGCTTGTTTGATGCAAGGTTTGTCGGCGGGGCGTCCTTCTCTGCCTTTAGGCGCTCAGAGATTTTGACGAGTTCGTTGGTGACGGGGTCTTTACCAATCTCGTAGTTGTCAAGGCCAGCATCGGACAGTTCCTGAAACCTCTCGGTTATCGCCTCATTGGCTCTCTCAATGCCCAGGTCATATATGGCTTCTCGGTCCTCGGGACTCTCGAACCATGTGTCGGTCATGCTATTGAGGTCGTCGATGCGTTGCTTGTAGCCGGCCCTACCAACGGACTTCCACTTCTCGCCGTCTGGTAAGTCCGCATAGTCAAAGAGCTCTTCGTCCTCCCAGTCCGGGGCGTTGAAGTCTGCGTCAAACTTAGTGCCGGTCGTGTTTGCGCCCGTGAGATCAGCACTTTCAAGTTGCGCTTGACGGAGGTCTGCATTGGTTAGATCAGAGTCACGTAAGTCCGCGCCCTCGAGGTTGGCACTATTCAGATCTGCGCCCTCAAGGTCGGCACCATTCAAGTTGACATTCGCCATGTCGGCACTCTCAAGATCCGCACCACTGAGGTTTGCGTTCTTCAGGTTCGCACCCTCCATGATGGTGTTGCTCATGTTTGCTTTACGCAGGTCGGCAGAGGACAGGTTTGCATTGTTGAGGGACGCACCGGCAAGATCTGCTTCCCTGAGTGCCACGCTGGTGAGGTTTGCATTGCGCAAATCCGCACCGTCCAAGCTCGCCCTGTTCATTACGGCGTCGGAAAGATCAGCACCCATGAGGTTGGCGCCGGTCATATTGGCGTCAAGTAGGACGACACCATTCATGCTCGTATCTCTAAGATCAGCACCCTCAAGGTTCGCATTGGGCATGTGCGCACTGGTGAGATCCGCACCAAACAGGTTGGCACCAAACAGGTTGGCACCCTCAAGTTCAGCGTCCCTCATGGCCGCCCCTTCAAGAACAGCATCGGTTAGATCTGCGTTAGTAAGGTCAGCACCCTCAAGGCTGGCGTTTGCAAGATTTGTATCGGACAGGTTTGCGTCAGACAAGTTCGCCTTGGACAAATCTGCGCCAGTCAGATATACGCCTTTCAGGCTTGCGCCAGACAGGTCTGCGCCTCCCAGTTTTGCTTCTTCCAAGTTTGCGTCAATCAGGCTTGCGCCACTCAGTTTTGCACCTGTCAGATCTGCCTGAGTTAGGGTTGCGCCTTCAAGATTTGCGCCTTCAAGGTTTGCGCCCGTTAGGTTTGCGCCGAGCATATCCGCCCCGCTCAGGCTTGCGCCTTCAAGGTTTGCGCCACTCAGGTTTGCGCCTGTCAGGTCTGTGCCGTCGAGGCTCGCACCCGTGAGGTTTGCGCCACTTAGATCCATATTGGCAAGGGACAGCCCGGACAAGTCCGTGTTGGACAGGTCTCTGCCCTTGAGTTCAATACCACCGTCGTTGAGCACGTACTCAGTCAGGTCAAGACCGGAAAGGTTCATCCCGGGCGTGATCTTTGCTGGCTTCTTTGGTTTTGACGGCTTCGGTGTCTTAGGCTTGGTCATGCTGTAACCGGCGGCGGATGCAACATCTTCCCTAAATATCGCAAGGTCGTCCCGTTGTTTCACGAGACCCATATATATTGAGTCGTTGCCATAATCTTTAGGCCATAACCCAGACTTCTTCAGTTCGTTCACACGTACTTTGATCATTTCGTTGACGAGCGCATCAGCATCGTCAAAACTGCCTGGATCCTTATCTTTCTTTGCTTTCTCAATGAGAGAGTTCAAGTCGTTATACGGCTTGGCACTTAGTTGTGACGGAACTTGCTCCTTCGGTGTCTCAAGTACTGCGGGGGTTTCAGATTCCGTGTCGTCTTCAAGTCCTGGGTGACCGTCGGCGTGCCAACGGAGTTCGTCAATCTGAGCCATAAACGACTCAGCGGTGTACTCGTTCGCCCTGAGTAGGCCCTCCTTGCGTGCCTCGTCAATGTTCGCCATTGACTGCTTGGCGTACGCCGTTGCGCCTTCTTTGTCGCCAGCATCGTAGAGCTTCTGCGCCTTGTCGAGTTCCTGATTCAAGTATTGGATACTCTGCTTCGGAGTTTTCTTTGCCGTGAGTTTCTTGGTCGGCGTGGCTTCTTTTGGCTTCTTCGCTGACTCAAGGTTGTCAATCCTAGCGAGTGCGTCGTACACAAACTTCTGATGTTCGTCACCCTCCTCGTCCCCCAATAGGTCGGGCATCGTCTCAATGCGATTGCGCAACTCCTGTATGTCGTCGGAGGAGATGACCTCGCCCTTGTTGATGCGATCGTTAAATGCGTCAAGTGCGTCTGTGACCTCGTCGTACTGATCTTTATCCGTTGTCGTAGCGACTTCTTTTGGCTTCTTTGCCTCAGGCTTTTCCGCCTCTGGATCCTTGGGCTTCAGCCATGCGGGGAACTCAGGCTTTTCTGGCTCTGGTTTTTCGGGCTTCGGTTTCAACCATTCGGGAACTGGGCCTTTTTCCGTCCCGGGTTCGGGCGGTTGCAGTGTGGTGACGGACGGCTTCTTCGGCTTCTTTGCCTCAGGGGTATCGGCTTCGGGCTTATCCGCCTCAGGTGCGTTGGTGTCAAGAGCATCTGTCTCGGGTGTTTTTGGTTTATTGAAAGTGCCACCCGTGCTCTTACCCTTGCCCATTGAGTGCGAGGAACGTGGCTCGACACCCATGGCGTCAAGGCGTTCCTTATCCACGACGGCATAACCGCCACCTGGTGCTTCAACTACATACCTATCCTTGCCGTCCTCGGCAGACAACTTGTTGGCGCGGACGTACGCAGTTGCAGGGTTCTTGTACTTGCCGTCCTGCTTGCCGTCAAGCTTTGACTTCTTCGGCTTCTTCTTTGCGTCTGCGGAAACCTCAGGCAACGATGGCTTCTCCATTGGGCCTTCGCCGGGGATCTGGCCGACGGCGACATCTTCCTTTGGCTTGCTCGGGGTTACTTTCGGTGGCTTCTCGGAGGCGTAGACGAACTCACCCTCGCCCGCTCTGTACGACTTAATCGGCTCAACGCCGAGTGCCTGTAACTTCTCTTCGTCAACCAGGAAGTACTTACCGTCGAACGACTGAATAAGGTGGGCCGCTTCGCCATCTTGAAACTTTTTACTCTCGCCACTTGCGCCACCTGGGCCATAGAAGGTGGTGTTGTCAATGTTGGAGATGCTGTCCTCGGCACTATTGCCGTTCGGTTCCTGGCGTCCCCATCCTGGTGCGGCGGCAATCTTTTCGGCTGATGCCTTCTTGTTGTTGGCCTTCTTTGGCTCGCCATCAAGTGACGTGACTTTACCGTCGCGGAATGTTGCGACCGGCGTTACGCCCTCCATCGCCTTCAACCTCTCATCGTCAACGACGACGAACTTGCCCTCATCGTTTTTTACGACGTGAAGGTTCTGCGGTTTGTTGTCGTCGCCTTCCTTGAGATTGGGCTTAGCTAACGAAGAGTTGCGAGCGGTGACCATGGCAAACGCCCTGTCATCGTCGGGTTTGCCGATGACCCTGCCGGGGAGTTTCTCGGTGGCGGTTGCTGTTGCCGTTACATCCTCGACGGGTGTCTTTGGCTTGGCGGTAGTGATGTCTGGCGGGGCCAGTTCATCTAGGTTTGTTTCGGGCTCGTTGTCGGGCGTAACATCCGGGGTTTCGTCAGGCTTTTGGCTTGGCTTGTCTTTAGACGGTTTCACACGTTGGTCGCCCAATACGTAGTCGCCGAACCTCTCTGCTAGACCCGCCCTACTCCGCTTCGGCTTCTCTGCCGATTCATCGCCAGGTTTACTCGGTTTACCCGAACGCCTCTTGTCAATCCTGTCGGCTACGCCCTCAATCCGTCCGGCAATCCGTTCCTTCAGTGGTCCGCGTTCTTGCCTGCGCGACCTACGTTTGGCCGCGGCTTGATCAACCCTGTCGGCAACATTCTCTAGACCAGAGGCGACGGCAACACGAGTCTTGCCGGGCTTCCTCTGACCTCTCTTGGAAATCTTTGGTGTCTTTGGGCGTTCCCACGGCGTTCCGTCCTGAACAATCATGTCGCCGTCAGCGTCGCTTGCATCAGGGTCGTACCCCTGTGCGGCCGTGCGAGTGCGCTTGCCGATGGAGGCAAGTTTCTTGAAGTCGAACGATCCATCCCGTTCTGGCCACAGGATTATGTCTGGTCCAGTAGTGGCGATGAGACTCTTTGCCCTGATGGCATTTTCGTTGGCGGCCTTAGTCAGCCCCTCAAGACGGAAATAATGAACTCGGTCATTTGGCCTGCGGAACTCAAAGTCAATCGTCTCAGTATGAACGAAGGGAACACCCTTGGTGCTATTGGCGAAGCCTGTCGTCCTGCCCGTAGAAAGACGGCTCGCAACCCTCACCCCGAGGGCTACAGAAGAAGCGTCTATTGCGGCCTTACGCGTAAGGACGGAGAACTCTATCCGTGATTTGTGCATGGCCTCACTGTGTTCTGAAAGCAGTTACTTGACGACAAAACACTATCACCCTAAGGCGTATCCATAGATCAACCGTTGGTTATGTTGGCCGTCTGCTCGCCGTTCAGTAGTGCGGTAATATCGGCACGTTCAACCCTCGTTGGGACTCTTGGCCCATCAACAACCTGAGCCTCTGATACAGACCAAAGGACATCCTCTATCTTCCTGCGTTCCCTGAATGGGAGGACATCAACCCAGGCCGACCACTCTTTCCCGTGGGCAGAGATACCGATAGCGTCCACGCCTCCGTCGCTCTCAACGAGTACGGCAAACTTCCCACCGTCAATACTCTTTACGAAGGCGACCTTGTTCATGCGATTACCCCAAGAGCCGAGAGGAAGGTCTTCCTAGACGACCTCATTTGATTGACTCTCAGTTCATAAAGCTGCTTGGTTAATCCAAGGTGCGTCTTCTCGCCGTCGGTTAGGCCAGCAATGGCAAGCCTGTCAATATACGCGTCCCAGTCAAACTGTTCGGCTTGCCGTAGGAGTTGTTCGTACATTGCGGCGACCTTTTCCTTGATCTTCTCCATATTCGCCACCTTCTCGGCCAGCCACTTACTTGAGCCATCTTGCTTTAGATACGAAGGGAAGTCCTGTTGCGACGGCAACTTGGCTCCCCCTACACCCGCAAGTAGGTTTCGAGATGAGGACATTGAGATGACGTCATCGCCCTTGCCTTTTGCGGGGACGACCGTCGCCGGAGTTCTTCCCTTGTTGTTGGTGAGGTAGTCAACGATCACGATCTTGGCTAGTTGTTCGCCCGGGGTGTCTGATATTGAGCCGTCTTTGGTCATCTTCATCCCGATGATTTCGCTTGGAGACTCAACTACGGCCTTGCGGGCATTGCCTTCACCCGAGAGGTATGAGTTAGGGGCGTTCACGCCGAGGCTCTTTGCTATGTCGTTACCAACCACGATTCCGATATGGGAGTCGCCATCCTGATCGTGGACGATCCATGTAGTCCCATCGTTCATAGAAACCGCAGTCCTGCCTGCACCGATGTCTTTGGACTTACCGAGGGCGAGGGCCTTGCCTCTATCAAATGAAGAGAGTGCGCCAAGTGACTCGGCGGTTGCCTCGGCTTTCACATCCTTGCCTATTGCCTCTTGAGACGACGAGTTCACAACTGTGTCGATGACCGTCCAACCAGAGGACTTGTCTTTGCCCGATGACTTATCCGTGTACCAAGCTTCATAGATCCACCTTGGCATCGTCATGCGTTCCTTGCCCTTGGCAATGACTACGAGTTCGTTTGGTTTGTCCATATTTGGGAACGACTCAGAGTAGACGAGGTCGCCATTGGACTGCCTGACCATTTCCCTAAGAGCCGAACCGTTTTGGTCGCCCTTTGCTCTTGCCGACGAAAGTTTCCTCATGAGGGCACTCGCTCTTGCTTGTCCGATCGGCTTAGTTGCGTCAACCCTGAGCTCACCTGAGCCAGGAATCGCATACCTAATGCTGGAAATCCCGGCACCAAAGAGTGCTATTTCTTCCCCGCCGATTGCCTGAGGAGAGTTGAGCGCGGTGACCCATGTTGCCCCCTTCATGTCGGTATTATTTCTCTGTTTGGCGATTCTTGCCATATTGCCGATGGGCAAGAAAGTGACACCGTCCGCCCTGACCATTCTGATAAAAGAACCCTCGGCAGAACTGGCACTATTGACAACACTAGAGATTGCCTGATCTCTTTTCTTTGCCGACGGAACACTCATGCGTGGTACATCGGCAGCCCTTGAGATTGCCACGGCATCACCCGTGTATTTGCCTGCCGTAACACGGACACCCCTCAGGATTGAAGGAGCGGGCGTGGAATCTAGGCGTAGTTTTGAGTTGCTTGCCGCATCAGAGGTCGCTGTTGCGGCCGCCACAATGGCCTCAAATAACTGCATACCGCAGTTCGTGAATGTGTTGTTAGAGAACCTACCGCCATGTTCATATCCAGGTGGGCAACGAGTGACTACCTGCTGTCCACCGATTCTGCCGGGTAGCCCACGTCCTCCACCAGGAGTAAGGGCGCGGGATATGGTCGACCTAATAGGACTCCTGACCCTGGACATATCTCCGGGGATGGCAATGGACGCGGCAGATTGGGCGGCTCTACCAATACGACTATTGGAACGAACGAGGCCGGCTTTTTGTTGAATAAACCTTGACGGGAGACCCACGACATAAGCGTTGGGATCGTGAACGGGAGTTTTTCCTGAGCCTTCGTCGGCAATCCTGGCCGCAACCTTGAGGTCAACAATGTTGCGCCTGCCCCCGATGAGACCAAGGTGCGAAGAGAGGTCGGAGACCCTCTGTCGGTCGGCATTGACCCTCCTGGATTTTGTGGACGACACGGGGGCGATGTCCTCTGAGACGGAGTTACTACATCCACACCCGCAGTCGCCCTCGGCAGACTTTGGGGACGAAAAAGCCGCCGCCGTCTTGACGGAGGACGCAATCACCGCGAAGGGGTCGGGCCGTGTGGCTTTTATACGCATGTTGCGTATCCTAGCCTCGGTTGGTATTCTTGCTGGGTTTGCCGAGAGACCGAAGCATCTCCTTCACCCGTTCAACCTGTTCTCTCTCGGATAGGTCCTTGAAGTCGTCAATACGAATGACGGATGCTTTTTTCTTGGGTTTCTTGTCAGCCATACTATTCCTCGTCCTCTTCCTCTCGCATAGCGATACAGGTTTTTAACCACGCTATATGCTTCTTGACGTCCACCTCAAACTCCTCGTCGGTAACTGAATCGCCGTAAGCCTCTCGTAGGAGCTTGAGATGCCCTGGGTCGTCATACATCGCAAGCATTTGCTCATCGGTTACGTCCCTGATAGTTGATACATCAGCAAACGGATTGTCGTCGTAATGCCCTAACAGACCGTTTTCTTTCTCGTCACTCTTTGCCATCTCATACCTCCCTGTTGTTAGAGGTCAATGATACATATATCATGTTGACCTGTCAACTATTTTCCGCAACCTTCTTGACTTTGCGCGGCAACTTAGTGACCCCCAACGGGAGTCCCAGATCCTGAGCTACCTCAAGTATGAGTTGCTCCCTCGTCACCTTCTTGCCCCTGCCCTCAGCCTCTTGCTTCAGATCAACGGTTGCGGCCCGCACAAGGGCAAGTACTGCCTCTTCCCTATTCTTGCCCATAAACAACGGATTCATTTCTGGGCCGTTTGCGAGCGATTGAAGTTGCGCCATCCTGTCAACCATGTATTTCTTTGTTGCTGACGGAATCATGGATCTTATTTGCTCCCATGTGATGGATTGGATCTGTCGAGGAAGGTACTTCTCTCCTGTCTTTTTTTCCCACATAATGCCGGCCGCAATCATGGCCGCTCGCATTATCGGGTATGCCCTTGCTGTACCGAGTCCGGCCACATGAGCAAAACCAAGGTCCGTAATAATGTGACTTGCACTTACGGGTACAAGAAGTTCACCTGCGATTGCGTGGGTGTCAATCGTTACATCTCTGTTGATCGTGTCATTCGGCATAAATATATTGTTGAAGAAAGATCTAACTTTGCTACCGTTCAGAAGCCTGTCAATATCTGCCGAGCCTCCACCTGACCTGAAAACTTTAACCGCAGTTGTGTACGTAGAGAAACTTGTTGCCATCACCGTCCCGTCCCGGGGGGTGAGTGTGTGATCACCAGGGCCTTTATCGCCAAACTCCGTTGTGTACGGGCGAAGTCTTGACATAGACACCGTTTCCCCGGATTTCTTCTTAGTCTTTGGTGGAGCGTCAGGCATCCCAAGATATGCACCACCCTCGATCTCCGAGTGCGCACGAATGGCGGCCGCGGCATTTGTGTCACTCATGTCAAGCAAGTTGCGCCCAAGGAAATCTTCAAGTTTTGGCTTCGTATCTGCGTTACGAGATCGGTCAATATCCTCAATCTCCATCCACATCTTGGCGATTTTTTCCCTCTCGTTGACAATCATCTGCTTTGCTTTTTCACCACTCTTAGCAAGACCCTCTTTGATCTTGATCTCTGACTCAGAGATTTTTTTCTTGATTGAGGAGATCTTTTGCTCGTAACCTTGATCGCCCTCATTCCTGACTCTCCATACGCCAACGGCAAAATCTAAGGCTCGTTTGGCAACAACATCTGACAGTTTTAGGTCCTTGTCAGACAGAAGGCGCGCAAGATGCTCGGCCATGGCTGTGTTCTGATCCCAATCTTTCTGAGGAGATAGAGCAGCGATAACGGCGGCCATCGTTCTGTCCGACACGCCGGTCTCTTTCGCCATCCTACGACTGAAGTTATTGGCAATGTCATACCACCTCATCCATGTTTTGCGTTGATCTTCGTTAGTCTGATCCAGCAGTAGTACAAGATTGCTTGAGATTTGAGAGATTGCGGCAGCTAAGTGGGATTCATTTTCCGAGTCAATCCACTCAAACCCTGGGGCCTCCTTTAGGTAGCCAAGCATTTGCTTCACCTGCTTCGGGGTGAAGTTCTCTATGTCCATGGTCGTTCCGCCATTTGAGTTGATCGCTTGCTCTAGTGGTCCATCTGTAGCAAACGATCTAACGGAACTTACGACCATGCTCTCAAAGGCGTCCTTGGGCATCAGGTCTCCACCCGTCCCGCCTGTGTTGATAAACGCTCCGGTCAGGTCATTGTTAATGCCGTCAAGATCAACTGCATCAAAGTTACCCTCCCCGAGGAGTCTCAAGTTTGCAATGGATTGCTGATTTCGGCTTTTGCCGATCTCATACGCATCCGCATCCCCAATCTTTTCAGGAAATATGTCGGATATGTCAAAGTAAACAAACCCATACACGCCGAGTCCAGCGTCCTGTGCCTCTCGTAGATCGGCGGCCTTGTCACCATCAGTAACAACGTCACCGTTCATGTCAATCAGTTCGCCGTTTATGTTGTGGGCCTTATCGGAGTGCCACGCGCCAAGCACAACTTTTTCCGCAGTCACACTCTTACCATTGACGGTGACGGTTGCTGGGGTCAGAATCTCATCGGCATTAACGGAGATCATCCTCGCCAGTTGAAGAGCCCCGTCCTCCGTCGGTTCACCATTTTCATCAAACAGCGTGTCCGCCATAACCGCAATACCTCTATTGGGTCTAGCTATGGCGTAGCCTTCCTTGGCATTTTCTCCAAGGACGATGTCAAATGATAAACCCTCACCAGGATTACTGAGAGATTGAAGAGCCTCTGCCCACGCCGAAGAGTTATCGCCTTTGGTCTTCTTCCTTAAAAGAAACTTCCGCGTACCCTCGGCGAGTGAGGTTCGAGCAGAACGTTTCGCAGTCTCGGCGCCCCTATTCTTCTGTATGTCTGCATCGCCGATGCGAGGGAGCTTCTGCGCTCCAGCAATGTTGGACACATCGCCAATCGCTTCCGGTTTGACTCTTGAACCAGGTATCCCGCAGTTGGAGCCAAGATTGTCGGTGAACTCCATGGCGTTCGCTGTTCCTGGAGGGCAACGCAACTTGCCCATCTCATCAACGACAGCGACACCCTTCTTGACGGCGTTTACCGCTCCGATGCCGGGACGTAGACCTTTCTCAAGCAGGGACTCGAATAACTGAACGGCCCTCGTATTCATGCCGTTCGCCATGATCGCAACCTTGGTGTCCCAACGTGACATTCCGTCGTCAGACTGATGTTCATCGTCGGTTGTGCCGACGAGCATCAGCTCGTCATCGGACAAAGCCACAAAAGAGGTTGTCTCCGAAAGCAGGGTAGACCTGCGTTCACCGGCTTTGATGCGCCTATCGGCGTCCATCGCGGCCCGTTATTCTGCGTCTGAAGGTTCGGCTTGCTTCTTGCGCGAACGCTTCGGAGCCTGTTCCTCTGCAGAGTGTTCGCAGTTTTCGTCGTGAGTATGTTCCTCGGCGACTGCCTCTGTTGCGACTTCCTCAACGACAGGTTCCGCCACGGCCTCTTCAACCTTGACTTCCTCAACGACGGGTTCGCTAACGACGACCTCTTCCGCCTTTGGCGAAAGATCGACGATATTCCTTGGGGCATCATTGCCCACTTGACGCATGATCTTTTTCATCCCATTACCTCTCTCAGATGAGACCCTTCTCGCGGAGTTCTTCTTCCGCGCTAAGTGCCTCAAACTCCATCAAACTTGCCATCAAGGCATCATCCTTCTGCATGCCAGGTTCAACGGCAGAAGTTTCGTATTCCCACTGATCGGCACCGAGGACTTTGCCCTCCACCGGGTCAATGAAAACATCGTACGAGTAGCCGTCCTTGCCTTCGAGTTCAACACAGTAGGACATTCCGCCCTCGTATGAACTCACGGTGATGGTCAGGCTCTTACCCTCAATGAAACCTTCTGCGATGTCAACGGCCTCGTCTGGTGAGATTGCGTCGTTGGCGATTGAAAGGACGTCGTCCTCCAATGGCTGCCATCCACGATCCTTGCCAGAACCGTCATAGAACGCCTCAATAAGTTCGCCGTCCTTCTTGCGAAGGTCAACCACAAACCTGTCAAAGATGTCGCTATAACCAGAGTCAACTACTTCAGCGTCGTACTGTTGCTCTGCGATCGCTTCTACTTCAAGGATGTCAACGCCGCCCTTGACGGCGAAACAACCACCCTTGCATCCTTCGCAGGCTGCCGATTCCGGGGCCAGAACCTTGCGGTCAAAGGCACACATAAAGTGGTCATCACTTGCGTCCTTGACACCGATCTTGTTCATGCGCTCCATGCGCATTTTCTTGCCCTCGGTACGTTCTTCAACTTCCGTCTCTTCGACTTCTGTCTCGTCGTCTTCAGTCTCTTCGTCTTCAACGGATGCCATTTTGGGTTTTTTCTTCATTGGCATGAGTTCAAGTTCTCCCTTGGACATCTCCTCGTCCATTTCGGATTCCTCGTCCTCGGTAGGCGCGCCCTTGGTCATGACGGCCATAGCTCCGCACTTACCGCAGACCTTGTCGCCCTTCTTGTAGCCACAACCGGCGACATCGCCCTTGGCACACGCCTTGACCTCGCCCATGGCGCTGACGCGTACGACGGCTTTTTCCTCAACCTCTTCGTCAATAGACTGACTGATCTCTGGGTTCATTTTCCTGTCCTCCGTGATCCCCTGCGGGTCATTTGGTTTGCCCATTGCTGGGTACTACAGAGCTTTTTTTCGCTGCCCTGAACTGTACAACATCCGTTCGTCATCATTGCGACACCGACCCGATGGCTTTTTTGAGTGCCTCGAGTGCGTCGGCACTTACTGCGTTGGTGTCGTAGAACACCTTGTCGCCCTTGACCGTGTAGTTGACGTCGTGGTACGAGGCAACAGGAGCGATCCAGTCTTTGTGGTCGTCAAAACTTACCCCGTCCTGAAGGAGTGACTTCTTGCCGGATGACTTTAGTTCGGATATCTGCTTGTCTATGTCCACGATTTTTTCGTGCATTGGGATCAAGCTTTTTTCCATGTAGTCAAGGACAGTATCCCAGGTGAAACCAGCCTTGTTTTTGTCCCATATGGTTTCTGCCACTCGTCGGCCCGCATCATTCGCCGCCTGTTCCCGCAACTTCATCAGTTCCTTGAGTTTCTCGGCGTCCTTAACGGAGAGTTCCACATCCGAAAATCCGAGTTTCTCGTCCTGAAACTTCTGAATCTTCGGGTCTTCGTTTTCTAGGTCGGCGTACGAAAGATCCCACAAGTTGATAATCGCTCCCATTATCTCCCTCGGGGACCCCTTGGGTGCGTTGGAGTCAAACATGCGGTCAACCCCTCCGGCGGTCTTGGACTGCTCCCCGAGAATCCTGAACACGGTATTCTTGTCCATCTTCTTCGGCCTGCTTCCCCAGATCTCGCCGTATGCCCGCCTCAGTTCAGCCGACTTCCTCAGCATCTCGACCTTGAGTTGCGAACGCCCAACGGAGTCAAGCATCAAGTCTGACTGATGGAACTTCTTGTCGTATGCGCTACCGGAATAACCCTTCTTAACTGCTGTCCAGAGTGGGGCCCAGATTTTTAGCTTGCCGTCATTGGATGTGTGCTCAAGAATCCTCTTACCCGTCGTTCCGTTGATCATTGGAAGCAGTTCTTGAGTACCGACACCGTCTACGTGCTTACTACCAGGGATTCCCCTCGTCTTGTCAGACACCAACCTGCCTAAAGCGTTGCGCAATGTCCCAGATACGCCGAACATCTCGTGTGCGGTGGTCGGCTCGTTGCCCTTCAGCTTCTTGATGGCCTTCTTCTTGGCCTCTTCTTTCATCGCATTTACGCCTGAAACAGCCGCACTCACGAGCTTCTTTGGACCGGCAGGCCTCTGATAGACGGTGTTGTCTTGAACCATACCGTCGCCATCTGCGTCGCGGGCGTCGGGGTCCATACCAGAAAGCCCTTTGACGGAATAGCCGTCTTCATCAACCCACTCGGTGTATGAGCTAATAGCGTTGCCGATTGCCGTAGCGGCGTCGGCGGTCATGTTCTTCTCGTTAATCGTCACAGTCTGTGACTTTACCGAGACGGAGAGGTCATAGTTGCTGACAACAGGAGCAATATGCGACACGAGGTCACTTGCGTCCTCAACCGACAGTACAAACGCCACGCCCTTGAACTGAACCTCACCGATCGTGATCACGTCGTTGATAAGTTCGGCCGCTTGCTTGAGTTTGGCAATGTTGCTGGACGACAAGACGCGTCCTGCCTTGATACCAAATAGGTCGTCGTCAAACGCTGACTTTGAGCCACCGCAACCGCAACCGCAACCAGGCTTCTTTGCATATGGCATGACCATGCTCATACCTTCTTCGTCCTCACCTTCGGACTCCCAGTTATCGTCGTCCCTCAAGAAATCTACAAACTCTGGCTCTTCCCCCATGAAGTCTTTCAGGGCCAGCATGAAACTCTTCATCTCCTCGTCGTCATCGCCCTCTTCGTCGTAGGGATTGCCATACGACTTGTCAAAACGATTGTTGAGGTTGTTGTTGAACTCGGCATCACTGAAAAGCGATCCCTGAATCACACGCTTACCTTTCTTCAACTTCTTCTTGCAGTTCTTCATCCCAGGATGATGACACCCTTCGTTTGGCCATAATCCGGTCGTCTCGTGATGCAACCAGGCGCAGATGTTCTCCAACGGGTACAACTCGGGGTGGTCGGCGAGAATGACGCGACACCTACGAAACCCGCCTGGCTTCTTCATGATTGGACGCCAGTAACGGAGCAACCTCTCAAGGTTTCCTCTGCGTGGGCCGTAACCCCTAGCAATATCACCGGTGACATTTTCCTGCGGAACGTCAACACCGACAATGTTGGCGATCTGATTCAGGGCATCTGCACCGGGTGCTGCCTTGCTCTCCTCGTATTCGTCATCGTCCTCAAGAAACTTCACCCTCTCTTCGGAGTCACCAGAAGGAAGCCACATTTTCAAGTCGTCATCGTCATCGTCAACATCAACAACGCCCTTGGGGATGACCGCGAAACGGCATTTCCCGCCTGGCTCGATGTCCATGGCAATGATGTCGCACGAGCCGTCTGCGTTATAGAAAACGCAGTTTGAGCACTTGACACCGATTGAGGCAACTTCGTTCTCGTCGGCGGGGGTGTAAGCAGCCCAGACTCCTTGAGAGTCCTCATTGAAACGTCCATGAGTGGAGACAATCCTGAGTAAAGAATCCCTGAGATCGGATTCCTCGGCATCAAGGATTGGCCTACCTTCAACCATGGGCATATCGGTGCGCATATCGCCACCCTTGTCATTTTTCACGGACAAAGTGGAGGTCAGTTGGTTTGCGCCGTGTAGCACGGGTGAGACTTCGTAGAGTTCAAGTTCCTTGAGGATGTTGGCTTGAAGCTTGGGGTCAAATACGGCGTCGAGTGTCTTGTAGCCGATTGACCATTCCTGCTCCTCGCCGAAGAACTGCACGAACGAAAAGGCTTCACGGCCACGTTCTGACTTGAGGTTCAGTTGCACACGGGCATAAACCGCGCCCACACCAGCCTGCTTCATTTTCATAGGAAGCCTGGGGTCACTTGGGCCAACCTCAAAGATGTCAATGACCTTGCCGATGGGTTGATTCCAGTCATGTCCCCATACAACACGGGGTTTCCTGCGCTTGAGCGACTTGTTGAAAGCACCGGGGATGATGATGTCGCCCACGCTGTCCTTATTGCCGATTGCAGCAACAAAACACTCCACTATGCCAAGGGCATCGTCAATGCCAACTTGTCCCCCCATTGTCTTGAAACTGAGATCAGCCACGAAACTTTTCCTTTGGTCGGTGATACCTATGAAAACATACCCCCACTAGGGCTTCTGTGACCGCAACATTGACGGCAAATACCCCAAATGGCATTGACGGCAAACTTGGTGCTTGAAATGCCTCCCGGAAGTCGGTAAGGTCTTTCTAACACCAAACGACGGAGACCCCCGCCGACCCCCGTGAAAAGAACGGGAAGGACAACGGGACGATGGACTCCGATTTGCCAACTGGAGTGTCTCAGGAGGGACACGACGGCAAGAAGGGCCACTAAGGCCGGCAAGCGCAAGCAAGCCACCCCATAGAACCCCACTGACCGCGCAACAACCAGAAGGAGAAACACCATGCGCAAGCAAAAAGCCTTTGGCTACGCCATTGGGGCGGCAACCGTCGCCCTCGTCATCTCAATCGGCTACACAGCCAACGGGATGGCACCAGCCCCCAGCACAACAACCACGGTTGTCAGCACCCCCGAAACAACCACAACGACAATCGTTGTTCCGGAAACGACGACCACAACCACGACCATCCCCGATCCTGTTGGCGAGGCGGAAGCCGTCTACCTCACACTTGATTGGCATCCTTGCTCGGAATGGTTTCGTACCGCCGCACAAGCAGGTTGGCCGTTGGATCTCATTCCCGACGTCCTTGACGAGATGTACAGCGAGTCTCGATGTCTCCCACTCGGTCCGCCCAGCGCATACCCGGAACATTGGTCTGGCGAACGAACCGACGCATGGGGCAACGACTACACCGAACTGTGGAATAGATCCGATTGGGGCTTGATGCAGATCAACGGCTTCACTCACAAGGAGTTCGTCACACAGTTATACGGCGAGATGGACGCAATGGTTGACCCTCTCAAGAACCTTGAGTTCGCCTGGAAGCTCTACAGCGATCTTGACGCAAGAGGTCGTTGTGGATTCCGACCGTGGAGCAGGCCATGCGTCGACTGACCGTCCTGGCTGTCGCACTGGCAGTACTCGCCTCACCGTTCGTTGACCGCCCGGTTT